AATCCTAAAAATATAGAAAAGAAAATAGACGGATTACATTATACAAGTGTTCGAAATATGTATAATGCGATTATCATTTTGTTAATGGCTCTCAATAGTGATAAGAAGATGGATAAACTTATCGAACAATATTCTGAATTAAGAGATGAATTAAATCATAAATATGAAGATGAACAAAAGAGTGGTGTTATTAGTGATAAACAAAAAGATAATTTTGTTGATATGAGTGAAGTTGAGAAGATGATTTCACAACTTAAATCAGATGTTATGCAACTCAAGAAAAAGAAAACATTAACTAAAATGGATATATCCACACTACGAGCCTACACATTATTTAGTATGTTAAGTAGAATACCTACTCGTAATGATGCTTCGAATATGAACTATATATCACAAAAAGCATACAAAAAGTTAAGTGATGAAGAAAAACAACAAAATAATTATTTAGTTAATGAAAGAAACAATATGAAGTTTATTTATAATGTTTATAAAACAAGTAAGAAATATGGTGAAAATGTGATCCCTGTTCCACCTGAATTAAAACCAGTTATGAGATTATATATTAAATTAATGGATTATAAGATAGGTGATACTATATTTCCTATGAGTAGAAATGCTATATCTCAATTATTACTCAAAACAAGTAAAAAATATATGGGTAAAAACATATCTTCGACTATGTTACGTAAGATATATTTATCATCTAAATATGGTAAATTAAAAGAAGAAATGGAAAAAGATGCGTCGATGATGGGACATTCTGTTGATGTAGCTCAATCCACTTATGTTAAAAACAAAGAATAAATTAATTCTTCCGGTATTCTGTATCTTTCTTCTAATGTATAAGATAATCCATTTGTTAATTGTCTTCTATAAGTATTACCTAAATTATTTTTATGTTTTCCATCTATTATATTACCACAATTTTTATTACATAATAAATTATTAAAATCTTGTTTATTCGTCCATATACGTGTGCGTTTCTTATATCCCCAATCTGAATACATACAATAATCAACATCATAAAAGGGTATTCCTTTCATTATTTCACGATTTTTTAAATTACCAGTTTGTGGATTTTCTATAAACCATAATTTAGGTTTAAAATAATCGATAATTTCTAATGATTTTAAAACTAATGTATCACTTTTTTTCATTTCTTGTTCTCGTATTTCTTTTGTATAGATTTTACCTTTTCTCATTCTATTTATAAAAGCATCTTGTAATTTACTATATTCTGTGCAAGGTGGTGAAGCCCAAACAATATCGAAATAATCTTTAGGATATTGTTTATAATCAAACTTCATTATATCAACTTTATGATCAGCTGGTAATAATAAATCGACACTCACACTTTCCCAACCTAACGCATTACAACATTTACCAACTGAACCTGTTCCTGAAAACAATTCCAAAACTTTTAACATATATTATAAAATAGATTTTAATTTAGACATTATAAACACTCATCATACCACCTTCTAAGACAGCAGTTCGTAGATATTCACACCAGTTTCTCATAGTAGTTACATCACTCTTCATATCAGTCGCCCTAATATGTAATTCTAAACCACGTTGTCCTACACGTCCACCAGTAAGTCTAACCGATGTTAAGAAGGATTTACCGGAGAAACTACCTTCTTTTGATTTTGTTTCGAATAAAGTTGATGCGTTGTATCCACCACCTTCACCACTATATTCATCACGAGTAATATGAGCCATAACTTCAGCACTTTGTAGAAGACTGAATAGACGAGCGGTATTTGTGATATTCGAACTGAACTCAAATCTATCGTTGTATCGAAGATTGTAGGAGAAACCACCTACAACACCAGATGCATTACGATCTGGTGCGAGAGCTCCCAATTTTAGGAGTAAATCAGTTTCATCTTGTCGAGCACCATTAAATACAGTCAATACACGAGATACTTGACGATTCGCCATACCAAGATTTCTAACTGTATCACTTCTCAAAGATGCTTGAGATACAGTTGTAGTAACAGCACGATAATCACTAAATGAAAATCCAAGTTTCTTATGTTTTTCAGCATATTGTTCCATTTCATCAGTAGCACCATAGAAAATATAATCAGCACAGAACTTAAGCTCACTCCTATCTAATACAAACTCTTGATCTACTGTTCCTGATACAAGAACTGCACGATGATCAATAGGTGGTCGTAGTGTAAGTTCGATAGTAACAGGTTGTTGTATCATATACAAAGGTAGTTGATAAACCTTAAGGAAAGGAAACAAATCCGACAAATCAACTGAATAACTGGGTGATTGTGATGGTGATGCTCCCTTCATTACCGCAAAGGGTAGCTGTTGGTAATCACTACCATTAACATCACGACCAGTAGCTACCGCATAAGTAGATGCGTTTGTATCATCGCCATCAGCATAGTTAAACTTACGATGCATATAACGACCGGTAGTATACAATTCACGCTCAACATTATTTTCACTTGTAATTTTAGTCGAATGGAAAGCATAAAGGTAATCCCAGTCCGAAACTTCATTTAATACAACATTACCAATCTTTAAAACCGCACGTTTAATTACAGAACCAATACCTACATTAGGTGGTAGAATAGCACGAGTAACAGTCGAAGGTGGAGTTAGACTCATAAAAATCTTAGAATGGGAATGAAGGAAACCTTTATTTTGTAGCTGGAAACGACAGAAACCATCTGTGCTTGTGCTTCTACCATCATCAAATACAACTGGTTCGAGTAAATCAGTTTCTACTTCTTGTAGGTAATTAACTGGAACAGAACCAAGACGCATAAAATCAGGAACATCAGGTTTATATTGTTGCATAACAGAAGGTGGAGTTTTTAGGGGCGGTGGCTCATCAGTCGAAAAAGGGGGCATACCAGAAGCACTCATATTTATATAATAGTGTATATAAATATAATCATACAAAAACAATAAAAAAAGTAATATAGTATAGAAATCATTTAACTACTGAAATCAACAAAAAGTAATTTACTAAAAACCTTCTTGAGATTTGTAGAATGTGAAAACAAAAATTAGTAAATGGAATAATCTTCGATAAATGGAATAATCTTCGATAAATGGAATAAACTTTGTTAAATGGATTTATGTTAATGAATAAAATCCTGTTTGATCTACTGAATAGGTGAATGTTTCTTTTACAGTATCATCGATTTCTTCACTTTCACTTTCACTTGTGAAATCACTTTCACTCACATCACAATCATACAAAAAACTTATATATTCGTATAATTCTTTTACAAACTTGTAGGTATTCTTATCAATTTTATTATCGAAATGTTCTTCGACAAACATAATAATATCATTTTTTTCGTGGCTCATTTATATATTAGTCAATATTTTATTTTTACTGAATTAACTGAACGCCACTCTGCGACCACGATAGAACCGCACGAGACTTAACATAGATGAATACCGACTGTGGAGAATCATCAGTTAAATCACTCTCAAGAGAAGCACCCCACTGCTGGGTCGAGAAATCTTGTCCGGTATTAAATTGACTATACTTCATACCAATACCAAACAAAGCACCACCATCAGCTACATCAGTATAAGAACCACTTGTTAATGTATATCCACGATTATTATTTTGTGGAGATACAGAACATCTATCCGCAAGATATTCAGGAATTACACTATCCACAAACTCTTTAAGAAGTTCAGGATCAACTACAACAGAACGACTATCTTTATCAATATTAGTTACTATATCGAACTCACAAGGATATTTAACACCACCACGAAGGAACTGAACTCTCTTAAAATGTGCAAGATCACCATTTGCCTTTGATGGATAGGTAGTCGCCATACCATTTTCATTTAGAGTATTAATATGAAGAGATGGACAGAAGTTCATAAATACAGACTGAACTTGTTTTAAACCAAGTGAAAACTGTAGCTGAGCATTCGTCGAGTTAATCGATGTGTATAGAGATGTAATTGTATTAAATGGTAATGCTCCTGTTGTTTCTTTTGAGAGTCTATCCATTTCTTCCGGTGGAACATCACTAACTTCACAAGTTAATTCTAAATCACTTAATTGATAATGGGCATCTGGTTTTGTAGTTGCTCCTGAAGGACAGAAGAGAGCCGATTGATCTGGGGACAAATGAATCTCAATTTGTATACCACCGAATGATGAATCCATTAAATTAATTTGATTACCAGACTGAATAAATCCACAGGGAAGATGAGCGGAGAAACTCTTTTTAATATCAGCATTCGAAACACCATCAGTATTAGCTATCACCGTTTGGAAAAATGCTTCTGCGTTAGGCATAATAAGGTTTGTTTCATTCATAAATCCCATTAAATCCTGTTTCGATGAACCAAGACCTAAATAAGATGATAAATAACGTGGATAATGACGAATATGTTCGCAGATTTGTTTAGATTTATTATGACGAATAATCAATTGATCCATAACATTATAAATACCTAATCGACTATCCATAGTAATCCTATCATTACCGGTATCAGTATCAAGAACTGGTGTAGGAGTAGCTGCGTTATCACTAAAAACAGCAAGACTACCTGCTATACGGATAGATTTAGGATCGAGAATACCATTCTGTGCTTGTATCGTGAAGGATAGAACTGGAAATCCATTTTTAAAACTAATTTTACCATCGCTTGGAATATTATCCGGTCTAATAGAGATATATCGAGAAGTCATTTTTATATAGTAATTTATATAAAAATCATAAAGAACAAATAAATAAAAAAAGTTTAAATAATTACCAAAGGTTATTACATTTATTGTATAATATCAACAGTTCCCGAACCACGCATCACAAGTTTTCTAACGTGGAAAACAAAGGAATTAATCATCTTTGGTTTTGTAGGAGCAGTAGATTCTTCATACTTGAGAATAACAGATAGATCCTTACCCCTTAGATCCATAGCACCGGAACCAATACCGAAACCACGTCCCAAAATCCAATTATCCAAAAACTTAACAAAGGATCTTGGTGTAATACCAGCATTATCTAATGATTTTTCATCTTCGAAAATCTTAAAGGCATCAATACTTTCTCTTGTAGCACATTTTTTAGTGGATACTGGACGAGATGGAACAAGTTTTCCATTAATCTGATACTGAACCGATGTTAGGAAATCACAAATACCGGTATAACCAGAACGATTACTATTGTTTCTAACATCGGCTTCATCTTCATCAATTTCATAAGTTCCTTCACTTGATACTAAACTTGCAGAATTGTAAATCGAACTATCAGTAACCGATACAATAATAGATTTAGCACGTGAGTTTTGAGCGTGGACTAAAAAGGAAGTTTGACGATCACTCGCAAGTAGAGAGTTTTTATACGTTGTTACACTATGAATATCAAACTCAATTGCCTTACCTTCTCTAACCTTCGCCATCATACCAGCTTCGAACTTAGGATCGAGTTCTACTTGATGAACCACAAGATTAAAGTTAGATACTGTGTATGTAGGGAGATACGAACCATCAGTTTCACCGGTAGCTGATTTACTGTAAACCGCCCATTCTCCATCTGCGATATCAGAACCATTATTCGTAATTGTTTGATCTGCTACAATTTCTAAACGACCACCGGTGCAGGCATTAATTTCACTAATAATAAAATGGTCTGATAAATCTGCTTCTTCTCCGTCAGCAAGTCTAACAAAACTAATCTTTTCATTTACAACAAATGGTAATCTATCTACTCTATCATCACCACTTAAATTATTTGTAGATTGGACAAAAAATCTATCACTATCAGAACCATTCTCCCAAGAATCACCACCGGTATTAATAGCAAGGAAACGTGGGTTGGTATTTAATCGTCTATCACGAACAGCACTATCTAATTGTTTAACTACTCGTTCAGCTGGTTGTAGGTCGAACTCAAGATAAAGACCAGACGACATCATAACAGGGAAAATCTTACCGGAGAAAACACCTGAATGAATAGGAACACAACATTTCACAGTAGTAAAATCAGCATCTCTAAATGACGCATTCTTACCAGCACCCTTAGGAAAATAAGGATTTGTAATCGTATCTGTGTATTCACTCTTACGTCCACCTAATGTTCCTGAATTAGGAACGCTGTAAGCTGTTCCGCCTTCTTGTAAGGCTCTTAGATTACGTTTCGAATCATCAGTATCATAATCATACTTTAATGCAACAAGAGATGAATATTCATTTAGTTCTTCGATGAGATTTCCACGAGTTCCATCATAGATACGAAGATTTTTAAATAGAATACCAGCACCTGCGTGGTCTAATTGTAGAAGTGTAGAATATTTACCGGAAGGCATCGCCAGTTTGAGATCAAAGGAAAGATAGGATTTTTTTCCGTCCATAAACTTAGTTGTAGGTGGGACAAAAAGAGATATTTTACCACCACCAGAGAAATCTAATCCATTTTCGGCTGGGATTTCGACTTTTGTTTCACCAATCTGAACTACATTATCAGTTCGCCAGTAAGAAGACATTTTATATAATATGAAATATTTTTATTATGTTAAAAATATAATAAAAAAAATAAAAAATTATTATATATAAATAATGGGAGAACGTATACTCGAAAACTTTACAATCGATCAACTCGCAGGATCAACAGCCTTAATTTTAGGAGCGTTAGGTGGATTACTCACGATTATTTGGAAAAGTCGATGTTTATGTAGATGTCGAGTAGGATTAAGTGATAAATGTTATATATTCGATTGTAGTAGAGAACCACCACCGGTAGAAGAATCAAAGAATGAAGAAGAACCAAATACAGATGAAGAAGAAAGTGTTTTACCAAAAACTACATCATCATTATCCAAAACCCAATCACAAAAATTAGTAAATGAAGAATTAGAACTTGTAAATGAACAATTAGATGAACAAGTAGATAATAATGAATCACCTAAACCGTAATTCTAAATCGTGATATAAATTATTTAAGTTCTTAAACGTTTCTTCATCTCCACCTTTATCAGGGTGATATTCTCTGCATAGTTTATGATAGGATTTCTTTAATTCTTCGAATGATTTACTTTTTCGTAAAGGCTTAAACT